TTCTTCGACTTCGTGATCAAACTCAAAATTATCTGGATACATTTCCGCTATCTCTTCAGCATCCGCAAAACTATCAGCTTTAATGTATGCATAGCTGACCACCCTTTTTACTTTATCGACTTTGAATGTTTGCATTACGCCACCTCCGAATCGGTTAATTTACCCATTAAAATAGTTACTCTGCAAACATCACTATTAATAACAATTTGCCCTAAAAAATCATGCTCAGAGACATAGCGCGTCCTGACCAACTCGCCCGCCCCATTATAGGTATTAAGCACATCAACTACAGTGCAGATTCTAGGATGCTTACCCCTTGTTTTATACGTAACGCCTATTAAATCGCTCATTACGCCACCTCCCTAACATTAAACAGCTTCCCGTTATGCTCGGTAAACAACTCTTCGACCAGTTCAATAGCTTCAGCGTTTAGGGCTACATACTGACCGACTTGGATAAGGGTGTGGAAATCACAGCCTTCAGCAACCAAACCGCTTTCAATAGCCTCATCAATAAAATCATAATTATCAACAGCCCACTTTCGGAGGTCGTAGTAGTAAACATCAATAGACGAATCAATAATCTCATGGACTCCCCCCATGTAGTCTAGGTGGTCGTATAGTTCACCACTGTCAGCAAAAACATCATCAGTCTGCACGTTGTTTAACATTAGATCTTTTATATCTTCTTTCATAATATGCCTCGTTTAGTTTTGTATACAATTAAAGGTTGTAATTCTGGGCGTGACTATCCATAGCCCACTGGCACTGCTCAACTTCCCTTTCAAGCATTTTGATTAGGCGCGTTTTTGATCTGATAACAGCCTCAAAAGCGTTAAGCCTTGCACGGCTATAGCCTCGCGGTCTTTCAAGTTTCTTGCTGAAACTGCGAATTGTTTGTCGTGCCTCTTTTATATCCTTACACGCCTGAGCAATAGCATATTGCAAAGTGCTGTTTGGATATTCTTTATAATTAAAGTCTGTCATTTTATAGCCTCCGAAACTAAAGCGCGTAGCAGTCATAACCAAACTGCGCTTTATATTGCTTGTTAAAGTTTGCCTGCTCGCGTTTTGGTAGATCAGCAAACATCTCATTGAGTCGACCCTGCGCTTTCCATTCTGCGTTGGAATGCTTTTGTTCTAAGCGGTAATATTTTGGGTCATCGCAACAAACGTCATCCATCTCACGATGATTGCTGTCTATAAGGTCGGACAACTTGCGGTCAGCTTTTAACACGCGCAGTAGCAAGGACTGATATTTTTTATTAATTGAGTTCATGTATAAAGTACCTATATAAAGTGAGTAATGTGTCAAATATACTTCCATACACTTTCATTGTCAACTTTTGATTGACTCATTAATGAATAAAAATTAATTAAAAAAAACCACCAACAAAACAAGGTTTGATGGTGGTCTAAAATTTGGCTCTATATAACGAGGAAAAACCAAGTTTGTCGCGGTGCGTTTGTCGCGGTGCGTTTGTCGCGGTGCGTTTGTCGCGGTGAATTTGTCGCGGTTAATTTGTCGCGGTTAATTTGTCGCGGCTAGTTTATCGTAGTCTTTCTGCCACGCCTCCGACACATCGCAAATGCCGTAATCGTAAATCTTTTCTTCGGGCTTCTGGTCGTAGTCATGGACATAACCAAACCATGCGTAATCCGAATCACCTTTGCCAGTGATTAGGTATATACAGCCAGTCTCACCCGCCTCACTAGCCTCTTTGGCATCCGCAAAGCTAGAACCTTTATACTCAGGCTCGCCCTCAATATCTACCTCAATCAGGTAGCCTTTATCCAAACCCCATTTGATGAGGTGTAAGTGTGCTTTTTCCATATCGTTCTCCTCAATTTTTGTATTATAACTATTACAGTTATGTTGTCGCCCCCTTTCGGGGGCTGTTTGCTTATTGTTTAGCTAGTATTTTGTTTACTCTCTCACAAAATGTTTCTTTCAACTCTGCATCTTTTAAAATCATATTTACCATTACTATTTCGGGAATACCTACCTCACTTGCCATTTCCGATGCTACCTTATTTTTGATTTCTGAGTTTGTCATTTTGTGCCACCTGTTTTAGTAAGTTATGCTTCACATTATAACCACTAAAGTTGTATTGTCAACCTTTAGTTGTCTATTGATTTTTGACCGCGCATAAAAAACCCCGCCGAAGCGGGGGTGAAGCTAATGCAATCAATGAGGGTTGATCGCATCGGGAACTGTCGCGGCTACTCAACCTCACAGCCGCACTGGTTACAAAAGACCTCATAGCTTACACGCGCTACGCTTCTGTCCCCATAAGGTTCATGGTCTACAGTCTCGACCTTATACACATCATCGCCATCAAGACCACCACAGGTGTCGCACCTATAATCGTATGACCTGTCGTCCTCATCATCATCATCGTTTTCTTCTTCCTTACCTATGTCCTCATCGGAGTAATCTTTCACATTGCCCTTACCAAATATAGCATCAAAATTAGCAGAGAAACTTTCAAAGTCCGTTGGACGTTGCTTGCTACCTTTACCCATTGTTATAACTCCCAGTTGTCGGGGTCAAACACATCGGACTCAGCACCTGTGTCCATTGTCGCCCACTCTATGTTTTTAAGATTATTAACTGACTCAAATATGAACCGCGAAGCCTCAACTGTGTTGATCTTTGCGTGGCGCATACGACTCGCGCCTTTTTGTCCGCTGTCTGTGAAGATCCCGCTGAACTCTTTGAGTCGCTTCCAAAAGACGTTCTCTTTAACGGGGACTTCAAACTTATTATTTCTCAGGCTACTGACGTAGATGTCATACACCTCAGACTTCGGAGATTCCTCACCGAACTGGACAACATTGCCTGCCACCCTGTTTTCACGCATCTCACCATTCATCAGGCAGTTGAATAGCCACGCGTTGATGGTGTCCATTGCCTCAAGTTTCTGATCGGTAAGCGCATCGGTCTGCGGTACTAGTCGCAAATTAACGCCCGTCAGATCGAAGTTGCGTAGGTAGTGGATAAGCGCGGATGCACCCCCAGAGTGATACCAGTTGTCGAGTGCCGCGAAGTATTTACTGTCTTGTTGGTGACAGGTCGAGACATCGAACACTGCGAATCTGCGCTCATCGAGAGAGGCGGGAACAACGTAGTCCTCGTTACTGGTAAACAGCACCCGTGTATAGTTTGGCGAGGTGTACGCATCGACACCCTTTCGCTCGATGGTGATCTCAGGGTTAGTCAGCAAGTCTTTCAACGCACCCTCAGAGGCTTTAGCCCCTGCCCAATAAGCCTCATCTGCTTGTAGCAGTAGTGTGTCTTCAAGATGGCGGTTAAAGTGACCAGTAACGTGTTCTGCCCTCGATACGATCTGATGGTGTGCCTTAAACAGGTGTCCGAGAAGTTCACCGAACTTAGTTTTACCTGTACCCTTCTGACCTCTAAGCACCAAGCCAACACCGACCTTAGTCATTGGCTTCTGAATGATTTGTGCCGCCCATGCGATGATGTAATTGGCGTGTACCTCGTTGCCGTCAGCGACAACATCAGTAACGAACTTAACCCACGGAGTCGCATCACCCTCACAGCCTTCCACCGACCAACCTCGCCAGAGGTTATAGCGGTCAAGCACTTCCATGTCGGGTGCAAAGGTTAGTCCTGCCGCATAGGTTCTACGCTCTGGATGCTCAAGCCACATATCGACAAGGTTAATCATCTTGGGCTTCTCATCGCCAGACAGGACTCGACAGTTCATGTGTTCTTTCTTCAAGTCTTCTAGCTTATATAAGACGATCTGATTCTTGTTTAAGTTCTCGCGGATGATTCGTGCTGAACCTTCTACATGAACAAACGCCCACTCCTGCAACATACGAGGCAGTTTTTCTTCTTTTATCTCCTCAGACACAACCTCAGTCTGCATAGCCTTAACTGTTGCAAGAGTGATAGGCGCTCTACCCTTTGAATCAAACGTGTTGTAGCGTTTCTCACACTCACCATCTTTATACTTACTACCTTTAGACGACCAATCTTCCCAGACCATCCACCCATCGTCCTCACCATCGAACTGGTGGTGCAGTGCCATGCCTACCTTTACCCAATCATCGTGGTGACAGTCGGGGTCGATAGTGTCTAGCATGATTTGCACTTCAGGCTTATTGATGTCTAGCTTCTGCTTAAACATAGAGAGGTCATCGGCATCCACAGGCGCTGATGCTTTAACGCCAGACCGCACAAGTTCCCAACCATCATGCTCTGAGGCTAACTCTTCAAAGTAAGCCACGAACTTTTCAGCTTGTTCTTTACTGATAACAGGGAGTTTGTTTTGCGGGATGTCTGCGATGCTCTGACCACGCACCCATCGGTAAGGTTGATTGGTTGCAGGGTGGATACCGAATGCAACGAACTGCTGACCATCAGCCAGTACCTCAACAGCGTGTTTAGAACCGCCTGCATCTTGGTACTCTGCACTTCTAATCTTACTAAACTGACCCTCAACCCGAAAAGGCACAATGCACTTAGGCTTTTGCCCTACTCTTATAGC